GTTCATAATGCCCAGACTTCCACCGTTTGAACTCGTGGACTGGTTTTTGCCGACGATTTCAGCATAATATCCAGTAATGGATGAGCCGTAAGAGCCGACTTCACCATTAAAAGCTACCTTGATGTTAGAGATTACCTGAATGAACGTATTCCCGTTCGGGATAAGATTTTGAGCTGCACCGTTTAGGTCAGACAATGAAATCCCTGTAAATGTAGGCTTGACATTCGCTGGCACGCTAGCCGTCAATGTGGTTGACTGCGTTCCTGTCTTAGTAGAGCCTGAATAGGTATCTACGTAGACAGTCCCTGTGCCACTCGCTGAGTTTGGAATGTCATTTGCAAAATCAAGAGGGATCGTCCACGTTGTAGATGTGTCTACATTCGTTGCAATCGTTCCTGACTTGCCAGCCCAAGAATAGCGTACCGTATGCTTGAAACTTGAGCTTTGACGGTTAATATTGATAGTAACTGAACTACCAATAACTCCAGGGCTCACGCTTACAGAACTAGAGCGTGGTATAGTTGTCAGGCTGAGGCTTGCTGATACTGTGATAGTCCCATGCAGGCCGTTATTTGGGTTAAAAGTACAAGAAATAGGGAGCGTTTTAGTCCCATCTGCATTGTGGCTGATTGTACTTGAGCCACTAGCAAGCGTGTACTCCTCGCCTGATGTTTCCCAAGTTGGGTAGCTGTAATGCACGTTTCGACCGTCTAAATTGAGAGACAAAGTACTGTCTCCTTGATGGTTATGAGTGTAATAGGCACCTGTACGACTGACTGTCATCCTCCAGTTGACGGTTGATGTGTTAGCTGTGATACTCTGAGAGCCTTGGTCTACATAAACATTGAGATACAAGCTCCCACTTGAGTTACTAAATTTAGCCATTTTACTCCTTTCTATCCTACATAACGAATGACGTTCATGTCAGGATTTATGTGGTATTGTTCTTCCCTAAAACGGCCAATTTGGATAGTCTTAGAGAAAATCCCGTTCTCAATGTGGATAACACCTTGAGAAATATACATGACCTCGACGCCAGCGCTAAACATTGAAATTCGTCCGTTTGGGTTAAACATCATGCTAGAGCTACCATCATTCTTACCGATCACAAGCCCCTCATTTGAGGAACTCATATAAGTATCGATGAAATTCCAACGGTCAGACAGTTCTCCAAGGTCCTTAGCGATATTAGAAACACGCTGACTAGCTGAAATCAAATCTTTCTCAGCTTGTGCTCTAGCTGTCTCGTTGGCCTTAACAAAGTCCTTGTAAGCCTTTATCCAGTTATCTAAGTCATCAGCACTAGCCTTAGCCTCAACCTCGGCTTGAATAATCCCAGCCTTTTCATTTAGCGCATTGATTTGCTCCTGAGTCAGCCCTTGGTCTGCTTTAGAGTCAATGTCTCTCTGGATATCTTCAGTAGCTTCTGAAAAGTCTGTAGAGACTGTTCCTACCTCTACTTTTGGAAAGGCAATCCAAACAGTAGCAGCGGTAAATATATGTAAAATCAGCTCATTACTTGCATTTGAGTTTTCTTTTTTCGTCAACTCAATGTCATAAAATTTCCAATCGGTGGTCAACGAGACACCTTCAACGGCGTTCCGATATCCTGCCCTAGCTTGAAAATTCGTATTATTGACAGTAGATTTTGCCCAAAAACTAAACCGAACAGGTTTATTTTTCATCTCGTCAACGGTGCCCAAACGTGTATCCCCACCAGTTCTAAACGTAACTTTTTGATTAGTCGCCTTACCGTTATAAGTAGATACAATTTTTAAAGTATTAGCTCCTCTGAATTTGATATTAGTATCTATGCTCAAAGTGAGCTGTCCTTGCGTTTGCTCCTGACTATCATCTAAAAAGTAAGTTGAGTATCGCTCTCTTAGACTACGTTTGAATAGTGAATTAAGAAAGAGGTTCCTTCCGCCAATCTCAACTTTAGCCCAACGATCAACCCATTTGTATTTAGTTTTTTCCGAGCTATCAGGTTTTTCATAATCTGAATAATGACCAAAATAACGCTGTCCATTATCTGTCATTGTCAAACCAGAACCATCCGCGTTTTCAGAATACGCAAAGTGAACATAAGGCGTTCTCCCATCTGCTCCAGCTTTACCTTGTATCCCATCTGATGTATTGATGAGAGTCAACTGTTCGGACGCTACCTCTTTGTTATCCACCCATGCTGACACCGTCAAAACCATCTTTTGGTTGATGTCAGAGGCTCGGACAATGTAACTAGAGCTTGTAGCTTTGATTACACCATCCACAACCCAGCGCCAGCCACTATTGATGACTTTGTTCCCTTTCATAAGAGTAGGGGTCACAATGGTCTGGCCTTGACCATTTTTAAAGGCTATGCCGTTGTCTGTAGCAAGTTTGATAGTGTAGGGCTTAGCGTCCTCTATCATCCTGTCTAGCTGTTGCTGAATGCCCTGAGATAGACGATTTTCAAGCGCCTTAGCATTTGAAAAAGTCGTTTTATTGTTTCTAGGGTTGGTAAAGCTGATGACTTGCTCAGATACCCTCATCTCAAGCAAGAGAGTAGGGCTAAAGCCGTCATCATAGACTTTGACTGTGTCTCCTATTTCAAGATCTGCAAAGCCCTCAGCCTCGTAAGTTACTGCTGGGTAACAGTTCTTTTTGAGCTCACGGTAAGCTGTTGAGCGGATGACCTCAGGATTTGAACTCTCTACAGTCATGTCCTTACGAGTCCACTGGTCACGGTCACCTGTTGAATGTGTGAAAGTGCTTGGATACATTTGCATAGAGAGGGGTGCATACAATGCAGCTCCTGACTGGTAGAACTCACGTTCTCCCTTTGCGTTGTTGACTGACCAAGGCTCAAGCCCTCTAATATCAACTACGTTGCCTTTGTCATCCTTACCTGTTGGGACAACCGTGTTATAGATCCCAGTTTTGTCAATCGTCCTAGTGATCGTCTTGAGGTTTTTCCCATACTTCAAGATTTTTGGGCTAATTTGACCTACCCCTTGGTGGCTATCGTCGTGCTCATGATAGACATTGACTGTAAATGACTTGATAGAGCTGTCAGCGTTTAGACGTGTGTCAAACTCGATTTCAGCGTCAAATTTCTTAGCTAGACTTAACAGTCTATTGAGTTTAGTATCTGTACCCTCCCACTCAGCAGAGATTTTTTTATTAGCAACTTCATTGATACCAATTTTTAAGAAAGTATAGTTTAGCAAGTCCATTTCCTCACAAAATTCCTTAAAGCTCATGGCTTTAGGGGACTTGTAAGGGATAGAGTACTCATTGATTAGCTCAAGGTTTAGGTTAATACTGTAACACTTGATAACTTTCTCATTTTCCTCAATTTTTCGGATGGTATGCAGGTAGGTTCTGCCCTTATATTTGAACGAGACAAAGGCTTTCTCATTGAGGGAGTTATAGGCCCTCTTTTTGCCTACATCCGAGATAATAGCCTTTTTAAAGACCGTAAAATCAAAGGTACTAGAGCCTGTCTCAAGGTATCTTGTCCAGGTATCATTGAAATAGTTCAATGTATCCTGTTTGTCATTGTCCACAAAGGCTACTTTTCTCAAATTTGAGTCATGTATTGTCAATAACATTGCTATAGATACCTTTCTTTAAATTCTACTTTGACAGTGGGCTTGGTCTTGACCCAACTTGAGCAATAGACCTCAAGCTGACTATTACCTGGAGGAATAGTCAAGAAACTTGAGCCATCTACGACGTCTACAATCTTCTCAAGGCCGTCCACTGTGACAGTGTCATTCTCGCTGTTTAGCACAACGTTTGAACCGATTGGGTAGCGGTTCGGCACATCACCGATTGCTGGGACAAAATCCTTACGGTACAGTAGTCCGTCTATGTACATGTGAGTAACCATAGGTTTATCATGGTAGGCCCCAAGCATGACATGGATCTTAGCGGACTTTCTGCCTTTGATTTCAGGGATGGTAAAGCTGTAATGAGATCCTTGGTAGTATACCTGGACCCTGTCATCATTCCGCTTTATTTCAAATTGTCCGTTTGAGGACGTGAATGGGTTCACCTTGCTATCTGATAGACCTGTAAAGTTCCAGCATTTAAGAAAGTAATAGCTGCCCTTTCCATCAGATCCAAAGACATTAAACTCACAATCTTGCCCCTGAGTCCGTTTGAACGTTTCGACTCCGTACAAAAACTGGCCTGCTGTATCAGATACAGTAATCTTGATAAAGCCATATTGATTAATTGCGCCAGGCAAAAAAATCTGTTTACCGAAAATGTAATCATCAAGAGAGCCAACGCCTCCAGCGCTATCTACAGGGATGTCCCATGTCAAGCCTGTAGCGTAGTTTTTAGTATCAGTACCGTTAAACTGGTCTCTTAGCTTAATGTGCTTTTTATCCCATAAAGTCAGGATTTCAGATACACCTTTCACGTTTTCGCTGTTGTCATTTGTGATCGTCTTGTTCTTTGTTGCCCTAGTAAATCCGTCTGAGATTTTATTACCTCGAAAATCAAGTAGCACCTCAGACCGTTTGACTAAACCTATATCAGCCTCTTCACGGTCACCAACCTCAAGAGCTCCGCTAGCATTGACTAGACCGATATAGCCATTCTCGGCGTTATTCTTAACCGTAACGACAGGAAAAGCTGGGACGTTGCCATTATTGACCAAATTAAAAACAACCTTGTCAGGTTGCTCTTGTCCGTTATCAAAGCGCTTATAGGTTGAGCCGTGAGCTACTCCGTCAGGGATAATCAGGTCAAAACTGCCCTTTTGAAACCATCTAGTAATGTTGTCCATGTCCACAGAGCCAGATACTAGGCCCATGTAGTACTTGTCAGGCTCGTCTGAAATGACGATCTTGACAGCCTCTGAGGTGTTAAAAATGCCAGCTAGTTTGTGCTTAGCCGTTTCAAGTGTCATGCCGTTGCCATATTGCATAGCAAACTTGACTTTGATGGTTTTGGCGCCTGTTCGCACTTCTTGGAGATTAACTCCGACAAGTGGAGCGTCATTTGTGACAACGTGGCGCTCATTTCCTACTGGACGAATGATGTCTATAATGTCAATAACCTCAGAGAGGTCAAATCCATTGATTGTGATTGTGTCATTAGTCATTAGATAATACCTCTCATCATGTTATCAATCATTAACTTATCATTTTGATAGTTAGTCATTGGGTCTCCGATTTTAGCAACCAGAGTACCGTCATCTAGTACCATATTCACAGGGCGCTTGACAGCCTCCTCAGCCACTTCAAGAGCTCTGGCTAGGACTTTGTCAGCCTGGTCACGAATAACCTCGATTTGGCTTGTTTCTGCTCGTTCTGTGAGTGATTTGAGCCTAAACTGACTAGATACAGTATGTTTACCCAAACCAAGTAAATCCTCAGCGCCAAATTTGAACGCTGACATCTCTTTCTGAACGTATGCTAGACTGTCAACCACATCAGAGCTATTCTGTTCAATACCTACAGCAATACCTTGAGCAATGTATCTACCTACATTATCTCTAAATAGTCGTGACGGACTGTGGATCTTAGCCTTGGC